TTACTATGACCAGCTACCACAACAAAATAAGGTAGCTTAACTAGAGCAGAGTATCACTTATAAATAAGCTTTTAGTTGTTCAAACATGTGGGACCACCTCTGTATTAACTGTTTGTAATATCGTTTTTGGCTTTCTTAACTTCTTTAAGCACTTCAATAATCGTCTTACCTTCCTGTTTGTTAATAAAGTTAAATATCCAGCGGACTAAAGCCCAACCGGGTAAACCACAAACAAAGAAGAATCCACCAAGTGCAATCATCCCCCATATATCAGTAACCCATTCATGAAGTCCCCACTTCACAATAATGAATGAACCACCTGCCAAACTCGATACAACCGTACAAATAAGCCCCACGGCCCACTCCTGAGGTGAACGTGGCATACGTGTCATTAATACAACTGCTGCAACCAAGCCGACCGCTAAAGCCACCACAATTGCAACCCCATAAAATTTTAATAGTGCTGTAAAACCGCTTGTAGAAACTGGTTCCATGCCTTTTACTCCAGAATTAGGCAATAAAAAAGAACCCATTTGGGTGCCGTGTTTTAGTTAAAATCAAACTTCTAAAGTCGCCTGTGTCACTCTCGCCGAGTAGTTCCATGATGTAGGTTTCCAGACATCACGCGCCGCAACCCGAATGTAATAGGTTGTGGTCGAATCCAGATTTCCAATTGTGCAGGCATTCTCGGTACCGGTCCAACTCGCTGCCAGCGTTTCCGGATCAAAGCTGGCATTTTTACTGATCCACACTTGGTAATCTTTCAAGTCTGGTACTTCACTTGGTATCCATGTCACCGTGATTGAGTTGGATGTAGTTGATGTATAGACGTTAGTCAAGATCGGTGGCACTGGGTTGCTGATATTCAGATCTGTAAAAGTACTTGTACTGTTGGCTGTTTTACTGGCAACACGAACGGTATAGTTTCTCTGTATTCCATCTACCTTAGCCTCGTCCATGGAATAACTATAATCAGTACTGGTTGTTTCAACAGTTCTGAGTAATTGACTACCAGATAAGATTTGCACCACATAACTTTCCGCACCATATGCAGGTTGCCACTGCACTTTAAATGACATTCCAACAAATGGCGACTGCAGTGATAAACCCTTCACACCAGATGGACGCCCACCATTTAAAGTATGGCTATAAGCTGTGACTTCATCTAAAGTTTGTTCTTTCTGCTGCAGACCATTGAAGCTGGTGAATTTGAGATAGATGGTTTTATCAATCAGATTCGAATTGAATTCATGCTGAAAGATCGCTTTATCTATTCGAACAAAGGATTCACCGGCATTATGCGCTAAAGCATCATCAAACCGTCCACGTAACACACCACCAAGCGTATACAAGCCAGATCCGTTTAAGGTTGCTTCGACATAGCTGACATATTCATCACCGACTCTACAGAGCGTTGTATTCACCTGAGCATCTTCAGACGTCCCACTAAAAATCTGACTTGATGTATTTAGCTGCACTTGCATAGATGAGGTGCTGGCATTAATTGCAGTAACCAACTGGCCATAGCGCGCAGATCCGTAAATTGTTCCAATCATTTCATACGTTGTATTGTCTAGACTCGCCCAGACATTACAGCCGCCCCAGTTACTTCCGCCTGATGCTGCTACCCATACCTGATTTTTACCATCCGTCAGATCGAGCGGCGGTTCAAAGATTACCGGCGCATTAACATTACCTGGTTCCTCGTTACCCCCCTGATATCCGTTTGATGCCTGTAAGTCGTATTCAACGGCTGAGCGTGAACCTAAGGCCAGTTCTTCTGCAGTCACTGTGAGTAATCCGTCCTGATCCTCCTCGATACGCGTGATACGCACGGGAAAGCGATCTAAACCCAAAGACTCATCTGTCAGCGTCACGATATCCATCGGCTCGAGTCGGCAGTACTTCCAGCCAAGATCAAACTCATATTCATTGCGCACGTAAAGTTTGCGCTGTAGCAATAATTGCACAGCATGTCGGGCAATCTTCGGCTCACAGAAAAAGTCGTACTTCACTGGATCCTGAGTGCGTAGTCCAAACATTTCAATGTTTGCTTGGTCTTTCGCTTCGACCGTCTCGGTATTGTATTGATTGAAGCGATTCACGTACTCAATCTGACAGTGATTAAATGCATCCGTATCACGGCTACGCTTCACGCGAACGGGCTGATCATCACCAATGAAGTCATCATCTGTTAAATGATAGGCTGGTGTGAGATCCGGTGTAAACGTGACTCCATTTCCCGATACCGCAGTGTCACCATAAGATCTAATTTTTAAGCCATCCGGGCTGGGTACGATTGCACAATTTACCGACTCAACAATTTCATTAATGATCTCATGCGCTGCACGCTGTTCGGTCAGTGCAGGACTGATAAATAAGCCGGTGGCTGTACAGTAACGGCGAAACTCTGAGAGATCCGCCACATTCAAATTAGGTGCAGCACCATAGCGTGGATGACTAATTAGATCCTCAACAACGTCGGCCGGATTAGCATCATGAATCGTATCTGAAAACGTAATGTCGCTAATCACTTCAAAGTTATGATTCGATAATGATGCACTACCACCTAAGTCATAATTTGCACACGCGATATAGCCGAGAAATGGATAGTGTACTGCCTGATCAGGATGCATTGACGCCAGATAACCCCACACTGGGTTATGATCACCGTCGAAGAGTTCAAATCCGAGTTGATCAATTGGCTTGAGCTGCACACCGCCTTCAGTTTTTGGAACAATCTGCTCCTTATCTCGCCAGATATTGCCAATATCGCGTATTTTGGTTTCGCATAAACCCAGCATTAACGATGCGCTGTATGTATACGTTGTATTGCTTGTTTTCGTTTTACCGCCCTTACCTCCCGACTTGGTTGTCGTAGTATGCGCAGTCGATGAGAAATCGCCATACCAGAACATATTCGCAGCCAACCGGTTTTTGCCGTAGACCAGTGGCTGGCATAGTCCATATGCAGATTGCTGAACACGCATAGAGTTGATGCGGTTGTCTGATGTACTGATTGTTGTACTACCAAAGATTCCACCCATTATTTTTTCAGCCTCTTCATACGAAAAAACCCGGCGATTCGCCGGGCTAAACTTCCTTTGGTACCATCTTGAAGAATGACTCCCAGATGGATATATGAATGAATGATTGTTGGCCATTCAACGACAATTGCGCCATGGCTGACACATTTGCCAATTTTATAAAGCACAATATCCCCCGGCTCTGGTGGCCCGTCCACTTCAAAGCAGACACTCCTGATATGCTCAAGATAGCGCTCACCCATCTGATGCATATGCCAGTCTGGCGGATACGGACGCGGATCTAAATGGTCCATGAGTCCAACTTTTTCATAGACCTCACAGATCAGCGTACCGCAATCCACACCCACGCCTTTGACACGGCCTTGGTGGTGATATGGGGTGCCGAGCCAAGTCAGTGCTTCTTGAACAGCGAGCTGGTTTTTCTGCATAGACTCCCCTAAATTTTGGTAATAAAAAAACCGCTAAATGCGGCCTTTTATATCATCTTGGTTTCAGACAACGCTTCAGGCTTCGGGCGCTCAGCTTCGTACTGCTCTTCTGAAATGAACTCGACGTTGTGAATTGTCGAAAGTGTATTTGTGTCAGATAGCTCACCCATTGTGATGACAGCACCAGTGTCTTTATCTATAACTTTGTAGAACTGCCCATCTGTAATTGTATAATCAGTCATTATACTTGTCCTCCATCTGTAATTGTCCAACCTGCACTTACTAAATTTGCTCTAGCACTCGAAGATACAGAAGAATATTTTGATAAACCCATGCCCAATAATCTAGGTTTAATTCTTGATGCCCACTGGTTTCTTCTTGTCGTATTTACATCTAGCCATAAAGCGTTCAAGAAATCATCATAATAGGATGTTCTATATGCCTTACCCTCCATGAAAGAATCCAAAGATACCTCTACGTTGAACTTAGGACACCATGCTGCTAGTGGCTGATCAAACGCCGTTGCATATGCAAACATTCTCCACATGTCCAAACACGCAGACACGTTCCATGATTCCACAGGCTGATTAAATGACAAAGCTTCTTCAAAGAACTGCGCAAGATCCGTACACACAGATACATCCAAAGCTGCCACTGGCTTATTGAACGACTTGGCTTGGTGCATGAACATCCTTAATGCTGTGCATTTAGAGAAGTTGAGGTTCTCGATGGTCTGATTGAAGGATTCAGCCCCCATGAACATTTGACTAGCCGTCACAACAGATCTTGTATCCCAGTTACTTAGTGGCTGATTAAACGACTTAGCGTACTTGAATAAGCCATCCATGTATTCGACCTTTTGAACATTCCAGTCGTTCAGGTCCTGATTAAACGCATGGGCGTTTTCGAACATATACGATATATTTGTGGCAGAAGACGTGTCCCAGTTGCCAATAGGCTGATTAAAAGACTTGGCCCAGCCGAACATAGATGAAAAATCAGATACCTTAGAGGTATTCCATTTATCCAAAGGCTGGTTGAAATCAACACAATTCGCGAACATCCCTGCAAATGCAACGGCTGATTCCGTTACCCATGAATTTAGGGGCTGATTGAATGGAGTCCCTTGAAACATAGAAGAAAACTCAGTTATTTTCCTAACATCCCACAAGCTCAAATCCTGATTGAAATTAGGGGAATTATGAAACATACTTACGGCATATACTACGTCAGACATGTCCCAGTCTGATAAATCATATGCCACAAATTGGTTCCAAAACATCTTAGCCATACTGTTAATAGTATACGGTCTTCTAGAGTAATCGATCTTCATCTGATCTGGTTTGTTTCCGCCACAGAGAGATGTATCGGTAAGATAATTGTTGAACATCAACTGACAACTTTTCAGACCATCATCGATTTTTATTTTAAAATAACATACTATTTGTCTAGGTAAAGTTAACTCAGTAGTATCAATCGCGATAGGGTTCTCTGGAACTACCAGTCTATCTGGAACATTTGCGGCCCATGCGACGAATTTGCCTCCGTTTATGGTGATAGGGTTTTCAGCATGTGAAAGGCCCCATGTCCAGAGTTCAACCTCGTCGGCTCCGTTAGTTCTGCGATAAATCGCAATATTGCACTTGCCTAATTTAGGGAATACTTTAGATCTAGTATTGATAGATCCGTCTGTTTTAAGTAAAAGAGTATTTGACATATCTCACCTGATTAATTGATTAACCATACCGTATCTAGGTAGTTGATTCTGGCATCGATATACCTATATGCCTGCTCTAGATCTGGATAATTACTATTGCCGAAGATCGGTGTTACCCCCCATTTGGCTTTATCTTTCGAATAGATGTCTCTGGGGATATTTCGGGCTACTTCCACATAATGCTTAACTACCGCATATGTAGATATGTCTCCGCTTTTTCTTAACTTTGTGTAAAGCTCACGGATTTGAGGCAGATATACTTGTCTAAATCTAGGCCAGATATCACCACTGACAATGAAACCTGTTTGAGTGGCTCCCGCGTTTTCGCCAGTAAACCAGTTTAAAGTCCAGTCCAAATCGTAAGGCAGAATAGACCAATGGATATTGTCCCATGTCATGATATTGTAGTTATTGCCATTGATATCCCAATGCCCAACTAATTCAGCAAAGATGTAAAATATCAACCAGTGAGGTAAAACCAAAACAGAAGCGTGGTTTTGATAATTACTATCTAAGTCCTTAGTAAAGTTGAAAAGTCTTTCGATCGAGGTTTGTACCGCAGCAAATTTACTGGGTACAGGCCCTTGGTCTTCATATCCTGACATTTTAGGAGACTTTATTTCCCAGTCATGTGGATCAAAACTTTGACTCAAGTGTGCATCATATGTTGCACTATCTAAAAAGATATGGTTCAAATCAGCATTGTTAAGTGCGTAATTTTGTCTAGTTTTCTTTAATCTTAAGGTATATAGACCATAAAACTGATTATTTAAATAGACAACACAAGGTATTCCGTGAGGATAGTACTTTGCATCAGCTGTGTATTCTGCATCTGCTTTCCTATCAGTATTTGCTTGATAAATAATATTATTTACTTTGCAGTAAGGATAATCCAGTTTTCTTACAAGGCTATTCCAAAATCTGTAGCCACCTTGGTCGCGGAAATGGGTAGGGTCCCTGTAGAATCCCTTTAAGTGAAAAGAGTCAGTGGCGATCATGCTACCTACTTTGACCTTGAGCGATTCCATATCTGAATTAAAAAGATCCAATGTGTAGTTTTTCTTATAGTCGTATGCTGACCCTTGACCTTGGACCGTTACTTCCATGTTTGATTTGAAAAATGTCTGAGAGTTAGATGGGTCACTAAACGAACACACACCCGATACAGTTGTCTCGCCTAAATCGGTAGGCGGCTGGCCCACCATAGTGAAATCGATCCTGTAAAAACTCAATTCAGGGATGGCGATTTCGGTTTGCTCGATCACTTCGTCTGATGATTCCGAGCTGCTACCGAAAGGAGTAACTACTTCATCTGCTATGATTTTTGTGAAATACCACTCACCTTTAGAATTCAAAGAGGCAAGCATGTTTCCTGTATTATCGGAAACTGCAAGAACCGTGTCTCCACCAACCTCACTTGTAGATTCGATATTCAAATCAATATTTGAAAGATCAAATGAACCTCTTACCGTTCCATCTCTTCCAATTGAGAATAAAACATTATCCAAAGCATCTGAAATGATGAATAAGTCATCTGGGGTTGAGGAAATTGTATAAGGATTATTCGAGGTTTCTACTTTTGTTAAATTTGCGCCATCCCAAACATAAAGCCCTGCATCGTCTCCCCGAGCAATACGTACGGTAGAATTAGCAGGTACATTTATTTTATCTGCATCAAATAAGGCCATTGTTGCATAGCTATAGTTGCCACCTTGCGCCTCGACTAAATCAAGTGACATTTGACGAATATGATTGAGCAAAACGGTTAATGCATTTTTAAACTGTGATTCGGTGATAGTGTTCCCGATAAAATCGTAATCGCTCGGTACAGTCATTGGGTTACCCTCAAGAACAAAAAACCCCGCGAATGCGAGGCTTAGAAAGTTAAATTTGATTAAACGGATGTTTCAGGGATTGGTATAAAAGGCACGCCGCGGAAACGGGAAAAGTTATTGAAGCGGTTCTGGCAAGTTTCCAGACGCTTGTCGCAACCCGGATAAACCTTGATTCTCTGCCCCACCTCAGGATTTTCAAGTAATGGCAATGTAAGAAGCAGCACATCGAGCTCATGCAGACGAATCGTTCGTTTAAGACCTTTATTACCACCCTCTAAAAATTCGATCACTCCTTGGGTAAACCATCCTTGCGGCTGGTTAATGTCACACAAGATTCGTGATGCAGTACTGTCTGTTGCGACGGTAGTCTCAAATGCATAATTTGCACGGTCTAAACCACAGGCGTGATCAAACAGTGTATTACTGCAGCTCAATACTGAGCCATTTATTTTGACCTCTCTAAAATGACAAAACCGCCATCGAGGCGGTCATAAAATGAATGTTTTGTTAATTGGTTGTAAGGATCCGAATAGGGATAATGGCAATCGCCTGATCATCCAGCATGTTTTCTACTGCTTCATATACTTCTACGGTGCCCTCGATCCAGCAGTGCTCAACCAAACCTCCTAAGGTTTGATACTCACTAAAATCAGGATGGTCTGGTTTAATAGCTTCACGTACACGATCGATGAAAATATTCATCTGTGATGATGGGGGCTTTGCTCTATCAGCCTCATGGATATAGAGATAAACCTCAGCAGCAAGTTCAACTTTTGAATCTAAACCATGTACCGGGACTTCTTGCTGATTGCCTTGTGTAATAAACATGGCTGGGCGCTGTTCTGGTGTTACATGGTTAAAGTGACGTAAACGGCGACTTACCGTAATCAATCCTTCTACCCTTGTGCTTAACCTTTCAAACAACGCCTGATAGATTGCTTCGCTATCCACCTGCTATACCTCGCTCAATTGCTGCATCAATATTTTTCGGCACAATCTTGGCCACGATATCCAGTGAATCACGCATGAACCGCAATTCTCTAAACCGAACATTCCTAGAATGGGCCTTAATATTGACCTGAACAGGTGAAATAGGTCGGCCAAAAGCCTGTTTAATCGTCCTAAGGTGTGCTTTAACACCCAAAGCTCCATTTAGACCAAATTCATGTGCAGGTGCATAAGGCACCAAAGCACCACCAGCTCCCACGGTTCCCTCTATCGAATCCTTATCCTCATCCACCTTTGATGAAACGGATCCACGCAAACGGCCAGACTGAACTTTGAGTCGTTGGCCACTTAACATGTCTTCCTGAACAATCCGCTGTAAGCGCAAAGTAAGAGCGTTAACCGTGCGTCTTATTTCAAACCTAACGCGATTATTCATCTCATCAAAGTTGACCTGAGTATCAACACGATAATCGCTCATAGCTTAATTACTCTTTAGCAGATGCTGCAGATTTCTTTGGCTCAACCACTTCAACATAACGCTCAAAACCTAAGGGCTTTAAAATATGGATAATGTCATTATCAGATTCTAAAACGCCGTTTTTGATATCTAGGTTTTGCCCGGCAATAACGAGTTTGGTTGGTTTATAACCTTCTGGTGCCTGATATTTAAAAGGCATGGGATTCTCCTATACAACAAAGGCACCCACACCCAAACGGTTAGGGTTTGTGCCTTCATCATCAATTGGAATGGAATTTTTTAACGCAAGATAGCGCTGGCCATACATGCTGAGATCATAGAAAGCTTCTTTCGATGAACGTGAATAACTCACACTTTGGCCCGCAATTGTCATGCTTGAGGCGGTACCAAAAGCAGCACCATTGCCGCTTGAGGCACCTACTTTAAGGATATGGGCTGCATACAGACCTACAGCACGCTCCTTTAATGCGCCAAACTCAATTTGAGATACGACCAGATCTGCTTCTTCTAATGCATCCTGAATCTTTGCATCAGGCAAATTAACTAAAGCCGTATCAGTCGAGAATTTCTGGCGAAACGTTTGTACGTCCATATGTCTACCTTATTCCTTAGCCTGAGCTAACTTAGCTTGTAGCTGCTCAAGTGTTTCATCATCACTGAACGTTACTTCAAGCTCTGTTAATTCAGCCTTCACGGCGGCCAAAGCATCTTCATCAGTGGCCTTTTGTTGCTCACCTGCTGCATCGTTTTGTTTGCCACCTTTGCCACCACGACCACCAGTTTTCCCTGCTGCTTTTGGCTCATCATTTGGGATTTCCTGAACTTCAAGTTCACCTTTTTCAACGAGTGATTTAAATGCCTTACCTTTAGATATACGTGTGAGATCCGAAGCACTAACTTGTACTGTTTGGCCCTGACCGACCTGAATTCCATCAAAAGAAAAAGCGGCCTGAGAGCCGCTATAAGTAATTTTTGGCATGTTTAGTTATCCTTATTCAACATCATAGTAGCGGAGAGAATCGACACGTTTTAAATAGACACCTTCATACATATAGTGTCCCGGTGTACGCATCACATAATTGATAGGTTGAGCTGCCAAGAATTCCAGTTCATTACAACGGAAAGTAATACAGCTCGGATCACGGCGGTAAATAATGCTACGGTCAGTACCACCTTCACCTTTACCCTCAAGCATACTTTCTGAAGTGAATGTCAGAGTTTTACCTTGCATTGCAAAGGTGTTCTTTTCCTTAATATATTCAAGGAAGGTTTTCCCTGCTGAATCGGGAACGATACGGCTTGCTAGAATAGTGAACTTATTCTCAGGCATCACGAAAGTATCTGGTTGAATACTGCCATCGAACTTAGAGGCATTAGAAGCACCTTTAATTGCCTTATTGATATCGGCAAGAATGACCTCTACTGTAGCAGTCGCATAATCTACTGTAGAAGTAATCACCTCAACACCTGTTTGATTATAGAAGCCTAGCAAACCAGTTTCAGGCTCGCCAAACCAAGCGACATCACTCATATGGTTTTCATAGGCCAATCGAGCTGCTGCAACTTTGTCAGTCGTTAACTGAATACCTGCTTTTAAGGCAGCTGCAGCATCAAAAATACTGATTTCATAACCAATAACACCAGGCTGTACAGTGAGTTTTACTTCATCGTAAACAACCTCTGCTAATGGCACGTCATTACCTTGACCTGAGAAGCGCTTACCACGTCCTACACCTCTCTTACGTTGCAAGACACTTGCTGAACCAATGACAGCACCTTCCAAACCTTCAATTGGTAAATACTTGGCATATGCTTGAGCTTCAGCAAGTTGCGGTGTCATTTCATCAATTGATTCAAGCTTTAATAATAACTTGGCAAAGTTATCTAAATTAAAGGCATCTCCTACAGCGATTTGCACCCCATGTGCAACTGCTGATAGACGGATTTTCATTTGTTCTAATTTTTTTGACATTGATTATGCTCCACGTAAACGAAGAATAGCTAATCCATCAGGACCAGTGATGGTTTCCCAAGAGGCATTAGGAAGTTCCGTAGAATCTAATGCTGCAGAAGAAAGTGAACCAAGTGGCGCTTGGGCAGTAGGGTTCGCAGTACGTACATATACCTTCGCATTGATATCGATCACTGGTGCTGAAGGCTTCACCCAGATAGAACCGATTTGCATTACAGGTGCACAGTCCTTAGCTTGATAGGCTTCTTTACCTAAGGCATTTTTTCCAGATTTACCCACGTGCTGAAAAACCACTACACCAAACTTTGTATTGGTTGCCTCAGTTACTGCGCTTACGGTTTTTCCGTCAGCAGATTGGACCACCACTTCGCCGTCACTAACTACGCCTGTACCAGCAACTGGCAAAGATAAAATTTCTTCGGGCATGTGCAGGCGAGCACGCATACCCGGAATAGCTTGAGGGGTTAAAGACATTTGCAGTTCTCCAGTTAATTAGAAACTTTGTTTCCAAGCTTCTTTTTTGTTGTTAGGTTTGGGTTCCCCATCTACTGGTTTACCGTCACCAGTTTTAACTTGCTGTTGCTGGTGAAGAGCATCACCTACAGGATTAGAAGGATGTGTGCCCTTCACAGCACAGAGTGCACGGAAAGTTGTATCGATCTGCTCAGGCTTTGCATCGCCTACCGACACGTTACCCATCAAAGCTGTTACTAATGCATCACCCGCTTTAGCAGCAATTACATCACGCTTGATTTGCTCGCATGTGCAGCCTTCTGTTTTAACTGTTGGTACCAATGCTTTAGCATCCGCAATCACAGCAGCACGTTCTGCAGCAGCTTGCTCAAGCTTTTCAGGCGTCATCTGGTTCTTTTCCAAATCACCTACTTTTTGCTCAAGAGCAGTTTTTTCGGCATGCAACTGATCTACGACTGCTTGGATAGCTCCAAGCTCATCACCGATAGAAAATTGCTTATCACCAACTTTGAGCTTTGCCGCCTTTAAATTTTCAAGCTGCTCTTGCTGGATTTTTAATGCATCCGCTAAAGGCGTGTTGTCGCCAATGTTATAGCGCACACCATTTACAATAACTTCCATTGATATATTCCCCTTATGTGGAGTTTGTTGTTTGTCACCGATGCGGCAATCACCACCACAACGGCCATATTTAACGAGCGCTACGTGATTGCCTATAAAATTGATAAATTTCGCTTGATACGGCGTACCATCTGGCGCCGTACCCTGCTCAACGATTAATAAGGCTCCATAGCCAAGCGACATTTCTAGCCGCTCGTTGCTTTGGATCAAATCAATACTGATCTTGTCTTTAATGAGCAAATCACCCACCAGATAATCGCCTTCCTGCCGGACGTTCTCACAATAGCCAATGTGATAATCCTTCCAGTTAGAAGCGTTAATTTCATTCTTAGGCGGGTGATAGTCAGTAGCGTCTACACCATTGAAGCTTTGAATAGCCTCAGGTTTGAAAAGCTCTTCTGCAGGCGTGTAGACATTGATGACTTGATCAGGGGTATAACCTTCCAGAGATGGAAACTCATACGCATAGTACTGTCGTACTTGTGGCGCTTTAGCTAAGCGAACATTGACGCACTTCAAATACCCTTCTTTGGTAAATGAGCGAGTCGATTCACTAGGCGCAAAGTCACCAATTTTGAGTTGGTAAATGGTTTTCATAAATTGCGCTCAATAAAAAAACCACCCGAAGGTGGCTTAACTTAAGTTTATAAATTGACTAGAAGAGGCTTTAAAAATTATTTTTGAATTAACTGCAATAGCGTTGAATAAGGAATTCTACCAACATGTCTGGGATCACCGTATTTGGTATAACCAAAACAATATACGGGTTTATTTGAATTTTTTAATTTAACCATCAATTGATCAAAATAGGGTCGCAATGCGGCACGCACTTTTGATCTTGCTCCCCAACATGCAATTAGAACATCTGCGTCACGGATAATATCCTCAAGATGCTTTTCATTTTCAATATTTGTCACTTCTCCACAAGTCGCTAAGTCCTTAACATAAGGAGATATATAGCTAAACATATTCCCAACTATTAATTTGCGAGCTTCTAACTTATTGGCAAAGACAATCCATTTTTTTACAGTAGAATCATTATTCACGCTGTCAGCCGTTGAAGGATTTACTCCAAAAACTGCCACAACAACTTTATTCCCTTCTAATTGCCTTTCAAGTCTAAATCTATGCTTTTGACAATCACTAAATATTGCTGACATTTACTAGGCTCATATATATTAATAAGTATTTAAATATCAGAATGTTAAAATCTAATCAATCAAAATATCCTCATAGTTAGGCAGCGCTGTACAACGACATCGGATAGGCTGACCGGGATGTCCACCATCTGGAGGTGAATCCCATCTAAATGTCTTGCCCTGTTTATGCTGGTGATCTGGCCGCACACGCTCATCTTTCGCCGTTTGCCATGTGTATGTCTCTACACCCATTGAAAGCTGTCGGGCTTGGTTAATTTGGCCGTTAATCTTGCCCATCTGATCACTAGCAATAAGACGTGCACGATAATCAGTAGATAACCCTAATTGCTTAATAGCTTTGGCCAACTCTTCATTTGTTTGTCCAGTCTGCAAAGCGTTGGTAATTAATACCTCAAGCTTATCGGCGTATTGCTGCGGAATAGACTTAATCAAACTGACATTTGCCGTAATGTTTAGATCTACCTCATCCTGAATATCAGCAGCTCGATAGAACGGCGTAAGATCTACACCAATAATTGTTTTAGTGTGTTCTGCAATTTGCTTGTCCACTTCCTTTTGAGTATCAGTCACAACCTTTGTGGCCAACGGTCGTGAAATCTCAACAACATACTTTGTGAGCTTTTCCCTAAACGCCGTCATCATGCCTGAGAACCAAGCATCACCGATATTCTGGCCGACTGTAGGAATAACCAATTCTTTTGTTTGTTCCTGACAGTATTTTGAAATAGCCAGTAGTTGTCGTGTGTAATAAAGCTCTACACGGCGATTTACGTGCACGGCCCTCGGCTTAGAAGCTTTACGACCTTTTTTACGTTTCTTCGCCTGCTGGAGGTGTGGTTTCAGGATCTGAATTATCGTTGTCATTAAGCTTCACCATTGTCTCAAGCTCTTTGATATGAGCTTCATCGATCACTGAATAAACACCGTCAATAACAAGCTGTTTTGCTATCTGTGGCTCGGTAATGATGCCCATTTCTAAATACTTGGAATCCCGTTCAGCGTTAGCTTTCTCAACCTCAGAACGCACCTTAGCGTCTAATTGCCATAACGGGTTAAACACAACATCTAAACTTGGAATCTGACGACCAAATGTAGCTTGAACAATTACTCTTAAAAGCTTCATCATGAATGGCTTTAAGGACCATATTTGCTTAGTTGCGATACTGTCGTAATAGTTCCGTGTGTCGTGCTCACCAGTTGCGTTCATGCCTGCAGGTGATTGCCCAAATAAAATCGTATATGGCATATCAGCTGCACCAGCAGTTTGAATCGAATACTCGCGCATGAGGTCAGGCAGACCGCCAAAGCTATAAGATTTAGAGTCATACTCCTCCTCTTTATCCAAGACGATCATTCCGTTTAAACCCTTAAGCAATCCGACACTAAGAAAACGTTCAGCTACGGATTTCATATCCTCTTTGATCTTATCGACCAAGTTAGGTGTTCTAATCACGTCAATTTTTGATTCATGGACCAGACTAGCAGTGGCTTTCTTTACGGCGGCATGATCAAGCAGATCCTCATAAACTTCCTGTAAGACACTTACCGGCTCTTCATTAACTACATCGGCATGGCCAAACTTATATAAGCGGGTATGGTGGATTCTTTGAGTTGATTTCCCGTCCAGCTTTAACTTATAAAATTCAGGCTGCTTTAAAACGCCACCTGCCTCCTTAGGCGATAAATATTTACTGGTATCAGCTTCAATGTGCTTTTTCTTAAGCACCGTGAAAAACTCTAAACGACCAATACCTAACTTGTTTAAATCAAACGGTTGATCTAAGTTGCCGCCGTCCACTGTTCCTAGAAGCACATAGCAAACACCATATAAGCGAGAAAGTACTAAACTAGATAAGAGCACCCCATCTAAGTTAAATGCCTTACACGCCTCTTTAAGCTTCAATAAATCGTTGTCTTGTATCCCTTCATAGAACCAACCAGCTCGGAGCATGTCACTTGCTGGACGGTTTACGATGCGCTTAGCCAACCAGTGTTGATACACGGCTTCTAATTGCTCATCAGGAATTACTTTCTTAACGAAAGAACCGTGTGAAGCTTTGTCACGTTCGGTACCAATATTTGAGACAAAGTTTGTATACGCCCCTGCATCGCCAATTGCATCGGGCTTTTTAGTTTCAGCCATAATTTCCTCTAATCAAATACAGTTGGCTTTTTGGCTAATGAATCATTAATTGCATCAATGGTCGGGTCCCACTGGTCGTCATGATCATGTGACCAATCAGCAGTAAGGCCTTCAATCTCTTCAATGTAGTTCAATAGCCACGGTGCATTAGCTGGTAACCAAACGCGCTGATCTTCAACATAAAGAATGACGTCCATTGTCCGTGACAATTTGTCCTCATCCCGCTGAATTGCCCTAATAGGTAAGGTAGTTTCCCTAGAAATAGATTGAATTAATCCGGTACCACTCGCCTTATCTTCTACGGCCATATAACGAAGTTTGCCGATTTTGGTGTTGCTATCCTTATGCTTATTGATAAAGGCTTTAGCCTCCTTCAATAGCTCAGGTGCTTCCCATTTCCCGCGTTTCACATCAATGATGTAAAGGTTATTGTCATAGCCCAGACCAGCACATAAGAACACCGAGAAGTCATTATGCTTTTTGACCTTCTGAGCAGTATCGGCCCATACAGCCCGCCACTTAAGAACAGGTAGCTCTAGATAACGTGGGAACCATTCAGCCTTAACCAGATCACCACCCAGCTTTTTAGGGTTTTGCATGTATTGGCTTGCAAATGTGTAGCGTGACACTGTGGCGCCGTCTTTATCTTCCCCGCCTTTCTCCAGCTGCAGCAATGAAAGTAAAGATTCTTTTAACGGCCAGTAGCTTTGACGGCCTTTGGCATCACGCTCAACATTACGTGGAATTTTGCGCTGTATTTTTTCTGGTAACTTACTGATGTACTCATCATCGATAAGCGCGGGAATACTGATCTGTTCCCACTCACCAGGTACATTACCCGTCATCACAAAGTTAGTCGGATCTTCAACATGCAAACGCTGCATGATCAGAATAATTGGCGTGTCTGATTTAGCTTTACGCGAGTTGACCGTATTTAAGATCTTACGGTTAGCTTTACGTCTTGCTGTTTGGCTAAATGCATCCTCAGGCTTTAATGGGTCATCAAGAATAATTGCACCGGTAAAGCCTTTATCCGCTAATGTACCAGCACGGCGACCCGTGACCTGCCCACCCATTGATGCAGAATAAACATGACCAGCATCATAACCATCAACGGTAGTTTTCCAGCTCGACTTAGCATCCGTACTGGTAGAAATCTTTACTGGCCATAAACTCTGAAAGTCTTCCGACTTAACAATGTTTCTGGCTGTTGCCGATACATCCTCAACTAGTGACTGTGAGAAAGACAAATACAGAAACCGCGAACGAGGATTACGTGCTATACCACGGGCAATAAGGTTTGTAAGTAATTCAGTTTTACCACTACCCGGTGGAACGTTAATAACTAGGTTCTTAACCTTTCCAGCGATTACCTCGTCAATCTTGTCGGCAATATATTCATGATGCCAATTGACCGAAAACTTAAAGCCCATACGTGGCAAGAAAAAAGCACGAGTGAAAAATAAATGTTCTTTCTCACATTTAATCCGCTTAGCTTTGGCTTTAACAGGATCAATATTCGTTCTCGAGTTCATCTATCGCCTGCCTTACCTGCTCATCGGTAGCAGTCACATAGGTAATATTTTCGCTTTGTAATGGACCACCACCAGCGCCTGTAATTTCAGTCTTATTCGTGTACTTGCCGCCTATGTCCTCAGCAGCTTGCTTAAGAATGCTTAAAGCTGCTACACGGTTTCTACTGTGCTTTTGATATTGGCTTTCGTAGCGCTGTAAACGCACCGCTAAATTTGCAATAGGGATTGCCTCAGGCTTACCCAAAAACATTTCGCGAGTCTTTTCAAAATCTTTTCTTAATTCTTCGCTCAGGTTCTCGCCTGCCCGTTTGGTCGGGTCGTATTTCTCACACTGCTGTTTAGTAACTTTTATCCCGTATTCTTGGTTGACGAGCTCAGCAGTTTCTGTGGGTGTATTAAATACGGCAAGTGAGCGAACTATAAAGAGTTTTACCTCTTTTTTTAGAGCCGCCATATCCTCAATCCTGTCAACCTACGTCAACCTAAATAGCCAAAAAAAGAGCCTCAAGGCTCAGGTAATTACGCAGTTTCCACAACATTTCGAAATATCTAAATCAGAAACAAACGGCGGGTTTTTAGCGACTTCAATAAGCCGCTTAACGTTTTCATTTGCACCCCAGCGTTTAACAACACCGATAAACTCTTCCACATCGTGACCAGCTAAATAATGCTTTGGTAAGCCAGTATGATCACTGTAAATAATCTCACCGTCCGAGTCTCGTTCTACACCAATGTGATAAAGCTCATGTTCAAGCAAAGCACAGAACTCGCTATCGTTTGCCTTTTCACAAAAGCTTGCATCGATGGTGATTAAGTAAACTGGAACGAATCCGAACCAGTCTCGCATTTGCTGCTCTTGTCGGGCTTTCTTCCAGCCGCCTTGTTGAAACATAACCTTTTCACATTGGCCGAGCACCATACGCTTAGCTCTGGTATAAGCAGAAGAAGCCCATGCGAAAGCCAAGAAACCCTCATTGTCATGAAGCATCTCAGCGATATGGTCGTGATCTGGATTATGCAAAGGACCACCAATAGTTAAAAAATTTGCAATTACCCAATTCATTAAATCAGGGGCTGGCGCTAATCGAATTGCTTCTTCTTCATCCGCTTTATCAATTAATTCCTGTGGTGGAAATGGTCTGATCTGCTCCATCTTCAATTCTCGCTAATTCGTCTTTAATCCAGTTAATGACATATCCCGACAAAATAGAATCTGGATGAAAGCGCTCTATTTTATAACCCATCTCTTCAGCTTGATCATATCGATCAAGACTCCATGCTTTATTTGCCAGCTTTCCACCACGTCCACCAGACCAGGGCCCACCCTCAATTTCAATGAGCAAACGCAATTTCACAATATGAAAATCAAAGCGCCAGTGTTTGGTATGGATCGGTTGAAACTTACTTTCAAAACCAATCGCCAAATCCTCAAGTTCTTCCTTAAGTGTTGCCTCAGCCTCGAGATATTTTTGCTTCGCTTTAGGTAGCGGTCTGGATTTAGGCTTGGTTTTAGGTTCTTTTTTCCGAGTAAGCCAAAAGTATTCTGTAGAATCCATTATTCTCACCCATAAAAAAACCGCCCTTAGGCGGTGGCTAAACTCACAGGCAATATAGTATTACTTCTTAAAAGTTGCCTTATAAAGCTTTGAATTAAAGTAATCCGTAATTTCTTTACCTTCGTTTTGAATTTTTTCCTCATTTAAGGGTAAAAAATCTAATTCAGATTTGAAGCTCATATACTCTGGAATAAATTTCTTTATAGGCGGAGGTGGTTTAGGTCCACCTTCTGTAATTTTTTCGATTAATCCAGCTAACCATAAAATATACTCACCTTCTGAATTATGAGGAGGAATCAAACTCACATCTATTTTTACTTTACATTCATCTAATGGTCTACTAAACAATTCAACAAAATCAATAAAATTATATTTTAATTTAAATTCTGTTCCCTTAATTTCTCTGCGTATACATGTCATAAGTAAGTTCATATTTTCAATACAGTCATGTGAAAACAATTCCTCATC